GGTCTTCTTATGGCTGTTGGGGCAGATATCAATGTTGATATTGGGCCTAGACGTGACAAAAGAAACTCTACCCAAGTATATTGTTCAGCTTCTTTCGGGGCAACTCGAATGGAAGAGGGCAAAGTGTTAGAAATTAAGTGCTCAGAAGCATAATAGGAGAATAAAATGGCTGTTACAACTCAATCAAGTACAGAGTACACAAACGCTACTGCAACTCCTGTTACTTTAAATGAGGCAAATGTTTATCATGGAAGAGTAAGAATTGCTTACTTTACTCATGACCAAGACGGCGTAGGAGATGCAGGTTCATCTGTAGCTCTTTGCGCATTGCCTGCAGGAAAAGTAAAAGTGCTTCTTTCATCTTCAAATACTTATGTAAACTGGACTACTAGTTCAGCTACATTGGATTTGGGATGGGACGCATATACTAACATTAGCGGGACTGCGGTTGCTGCAGATCCAGATGGTCTTTTGGATGGCTTAGACGTAGACGCGGTTGGATACCAAAATTTTGGTGCTGACCAAGTTGCTACGGGTGGCACATACACTTTTGAAACACAAGGTGGTGTTGTTATCAGAGCTACATCTCCAACGGCTATGGTGGATGGCGACGATCTAGTAGGCTACTTACTTTACGTAGTAGACTAAACTAAACAAAACTGAGGGGGCTTCGGTCCCCTTAGTCTAAATAAAAGGAATTATGGCAACAACAAAGATTAATATCGTAAATAGAGCATTAGGACTACTAGGAGCAGAATTTATATCTTCATTAACAGAAGATACTAAGTCGGCTCGTTTTTCTAATGAATTATTTGATGATACAAGAGATGCTTTATTTAGACAACATCCTTGGAATTGCTGTATTAAAAGAGCTTCCTTATCAAAAACTTCAAACACCCCAGCTTTTTATTTTACTTCTGAGTTTCAACTTCCAGCTGATTGGATAAGAATAGTTAAACCTGAAGATGATCAAGTTGAATATAAAATTGAAGGTGATAAACTAGTTACTGAAACTGATACCTTTAAATGTACTTATATATTTAGAAATGAAACAATAAGTACTTATGATGCATTATTAATTGATGTTTTAGCTATTAAATTGGCAGCTAATTTAGCTATGCCATTATTACAAGACCCTAAAACATTGGATATGATGTATAAATTATATTATGAAAAATTAAGATCAGCAAGATCTGCTGATGCTGTCGAGGGTACACCAGAGGGAATTGTTGCTGATTTCTGGTTAGATTCAAGAACAGCAGGTACTAACTTAAGTGATTATAGATGGAACAAATATACGACATAAAATGACATGGCTGACTCATCACCAATTCTTACAAACTTTACTTCTGGAGAACTTAGTCCAAGGTTAAACGGTCGTATCGACATGGACAAGTACTATAATGGTGCTTCGTCAATTTCAAATTTTATAGTATTAATGCATGGTGGTCTAGTTAAAAGACCTGGCACGAGATTTATAAGAGAAATAAAAACATCTTCTGGTTCAAACTCAGGAGCAAGACTTATTCCTTTTGTATTTTCTAAAACACAAGCCTATATCTTAGAATTTGGACATAATTATATTAGATTTTTTAAAGATGAAGGTATTATAGTTTCAGGTGGAACTACACCTTATGAAATAGCAACAACTTATACAGCAGCACAACTTAGTGAAATAGAATTTGTTCAATCAGCTGACGTATTATATATTGTTCATGAAGATCATATCCCTAGAAAATTATCAAGAACAGGTCACACAGCTTGGACTATAACAGATGTAGATTTTGTTGATGGTCCATATATAAATAGTAATGTATCTGCAACTACAATGTCTGCGAGTGGTACAACGGGTTCTGTAACAATTACAGCAAGCGCAGCTACTTTTACTTCTAATGATGTTGGAAGATGGATTAGAATGAAAGTGCCTGATGAATGGGGAGCTGCTAAAATTACTGGATATACTTCTGGAACTGAAGTAACTGCTGCTGTGCACGTTGATTGGCCAATTGAAACTGGTAGTACAACTACTAAAGATTGGAGGTTAGGTGCTTTTTATATAGGAAATTATCCAACTAAAGTAACATTTTTTGAAGAAAGATTATTTTATTCTAATACACTTACTCATCCTAATACTGTATGGGGTTCTTCAACAGCTGACTTTGATACATATAGTCCTACAGATCAAGAAGCTGCTGTTAATGATGATAATGCTTTATCATTTACTTTATCTTCAGACCAAGTAAACCAAATTACAGGGATGTATGGTGGAAGGTACTTACATATTTTTACAAAAGATGGAACATTTAATTTATCTTCAGGTTCAGCAACTTCAGGTTTAACTGCAACAAGTGTACAAGTAATTAATGAAACAAAAGATGGAGCTGCTGATAAGAGAGTTATTCCTGCATCTAAATCAACTTTATATATAGGAAAGAATAAAAAACGTTTAAGAGAATTTGCTTATAATATTGATTATGATTCATTTACGAGTCCTGATATGTCGGTATTATCTGAACATCTAGGATTTGGTAATTTTGAAGAAGCATACTTTCAAACTTATCCTAATATGGTTTTATGGATAAGAAGAGGAGATGGCGTATTAATAGGATTTACTTATTACAGAGCACAAGAAGTTTTAGCATGGCATAGACATACTATAGCAGGTACAAATGCTAAAGTTAAAAGTATTGTTGTTATTCCAGGAGTTGGAGATGCTGCTGATACATTATATATGATTGTAGAAAGAACAATTAATTCTGCTACAAAACAATATGTTGAATTTATGGAAGAAGAGTATAGAGAAGCAGACGGTCATACTAAAGATGATGCTTTCTTTTTAGATTCTGGATTAACTTATTCAGGAGGTTCAACAACTGCTATTACAGGATTAGATCATTTAGAAGGTGAAACAGTTACAGTATTAAACAATGGTGCAGTTGAATCTACTAAAACAGTTTCTTCTGGAGCAATTACTTTAACAAATGCGACAACAAAATGTCATGTAGGATTAGCTTATGATTCAGAATTAGAATCTGTAAATGTAGAACCAAAAAGTCAATATGGAACAACTCAGGGTAAAAGAGGAAGAATTGATAAATGTATTTTTAGAGTATTTGAAACAGTAGGTTTAAAAGCAGGACCCACATCTTCTAGTGTAGATGTCGTTCCTTTTAGAACAACAACTAGTACGATGTCAGCAACAACTCCTAAAACAGGAGATTATACATTTTTAATGCCGGCATCATACTCAACAGAGAACAAATTGTACGTTAAATCGGATACACCGCATCCATGCACAATATCCGCTATAATGATACAAATGTCAACATACGATTAATGATAGTAGTACCTTACGAAGAATGGCATTTTAATATATTAGAAATAGAAGGGCCAGAAAAGAAAGTTATAGAGAATTATGGAAAGACTTGGAATCTTGTTGTCTCTGGTTTAAAACAAGGTGGGGCTACGTTTTCTTGGTACACAAATAAACCTAAACCTAAAATTTTAGGAATCTGTGGAGTTATGCAGCAATGGAATGGAGTTGGAGAAGCATTCATGTTTCTATCACCAGAGTTTAAAAAACATAAAATTCGTTGTATAAAAGATATAAGATTTTATTTAAAACAGATAGCGGACCAATTCAAATTTCATAGGGTCCATTGTCAAGTTTTAAAAGAATTCGCTGATGCAGTAAAGTTCGCAGGGTACTTAGGATTTACTAAAGAAGCGGAACTAAAGAAATTTGGTCCAAATAAAGAGGATTATATAAAGATGGTAAAATTCTATGAGTAAAGCAGTATTTGCAATGATGGCCGCTGGAACAGTTGTTTCAGCTTATTCAGCTTACCAACAAGGTAAGATGGAACGTGACCTTAATGAGTATAATGCACAGATTGCAGAAAATAATAAAATTTTAGCTGAACAAAAGTATGCTCTTGATCTTAAAGAACATCAAAAGAGATATAGAAAACTTTTAGGAAAGCAAAGAGTTTCTTACGTAAAATCTGGAGTTGCTATCGAAGGTTCTGCTATTGACGTTATAGAAGAAGGAGCAATTGATAGCGCATGGCAAGTAGCAATCATGAAATATAATAGAGATGTTAAAAAAGCAGGTTATACAGCATCAGCACAAAGATCTAGATTTGTAGGTAAGGCTGCTTATTATACTGGAAAAATGAATGCTGCAGGTTCTTTATTATCAGGCGGAAGTGAGACTTATAAATATGGAACAGAACAGGGGTACTTTGGATAATGGTTAAAATTCCTACATTCGATTCAGAATTCAAAAAACGTACAGGCGTTACAGATGCATATACTGGTTATTCTGGAGGTGAAATACAAGTAGCCTCTCAAAGAACTAATATAGATACTTCTATCTTTAAAACTGCAGAGACATTCGAGAAGTATGACAATATAAAAAAAGAAAGAGTAGGTAAAGTTTGGTTATCTAAATCAAAATCTGATATTCAAATGTTTATGGTTACTGAAAATGAAAGGATTAAAAAAGAAAATCCTAACCTTGATGCAGATGGTCATACTAAACTCGTGATTGAATCATTTAAAACGAAGTCAGATGAGATTAAAAAGAATGCTCCTAATAAATGGGCTTCTGATAATTGGGAAATAAATCATAATGCATTATTATCTGTAGAGTTTGCCAATGCAACTAGATATGAAGCAGCTGCTTCTGTTAATGCTGATATTGATGGAATTGATGAAGCTGCAAAAGCGGCAACTCAAGTTGTTATAGCAAAACCTCACTTAATTCTAGAAAAAATTAAAGAGATAGAAGCGTTATTTTCTACTTATGATAATCCCAACACTAAAGAAATAGAAGGATATGCTGGGAAAATTAATATATCCAAATTAAGAAAAAAGAAAAAAGCTATTATAGGTCAAATGGTAAAAGATACAATTGAATCTATTATTCAAAGAGGAGATCCTAAGGAAATTGCCACGGCTAAAAAATGGTTAGATGGCACTTTTTTTAATGCTAATTTTCAAAAGCATTTAGATATTGATGATCAACAAAGTTTAATTAAACAATTAAATAATAAAAAAATAGAAGTTGACGGGGCATTTGTTAATGAAGTAAATAGTCAGCGAGAAAAAAATCTTAACTCTGTCATGACTACAGGTGTAGTTCAATTTGCAGACGTTGAGGAGAATTTAATTGCTCTCCATGGAGAAAAATCTAAACAAGTAGATAATTATAGAAGAGATGTTAAAATGGCACTAACTATTTATAATAAATCTAACGAAGCCTATACAGCTAATAGCGAAGACCAAATTAAAATTATAGAAGAACTTAAAGAAATAGCGATGACAGGAGACAAAAGAGATTCACAAATTCTCCAACAAGTTTCTCAGAATATTGAAATATTTCAAAAAATGATTAGAGAAAATCCAGTTGCTTGGGCAAAAGAATTTAGACCAAATCTTTATGAAAAATTACAAACTAAAGTTGAACCTGGAGAAGATGGTAGTGAAGAAGCTTTTGCAACCAGACAAGCTGGTTATAAGGAATTAATTGAGTATCAAGAAAGTTTTGGAATTGATTCATGGAACTTAAAGATTGTTTCAGATGATCAAGCAGAACACTATGCAACTCAAATTAAAGAGTTTTCAGACGCACAAGCAGCAATAAATTTCTTTATGTTTTTAAAACAAGAACATGGAGAAGAGTACTTTCCTATTTTATTAGATCAAATGATTCAAAGTAAACAATTAAGTCCTGCTTGGGATGCAGCTTTACAATACTTAAACTCGCCTTTAGCTGAGATGATTGTCCAAAATGGAATACTAAGTAAACATGATGAATCTAAATTCTCACCAAATGAGGCTGCTGAAGTGAAGGCAATAAAAGAAGATATTAAAACTGCTTTTGAACCTATCAGATTAGCATTAACTCAAAATAATAATAATGCAGCAGGTTTTGTAGAGGGTTGGATAGGATTATTAGAAAATTATGCTATTGATGATTATATAAGAAGCAAAAATAAAAGAGCTGCAAAAGATACATTTAAAAAATTTGTTGAAGATAAATTTATTGTTTCTGAACAAGGTGTATTAATTGAAAGATCATCTTATAAAGATGACAAGGGAAGAACAGTTATATTTGAAAAAGAAGATTTTGATGATGGATTAAAAACTTTCATTAATGAAGAATTACCTAAGATGACTTTAGTTCCAATGAAACAAGGTGGCATTTTAGATTCAGAGGAAATGATTAATTATGATGAATGGAATAAAGCTAATGCGTCTGGAAATGTAGAATGGAGAAATACTCCAGATGGTTCTGGTGTAGAATTAGTATGGACAAATGCATCAAATATGACTTGGCCAGTAGAAATCTACGCTATTTCTCATCCCAACCCTATTTGGAGTATCTCTAAAGATAAACAAAAAGTTGTTTTATCTTGGGAAGACTTAAATAAGTATATTTGGTCTTTAAAGCATTTTGAAGCTACTGGTCATGAAGAGAATATTGTGGGTGTGCCATAATGACCTTTAAACTACCAGCGGCAGATGATACAAATGTAATGCCATATATCGGGCATAATTTCATGAAAGTTCATCATGATTATGCTGGAGATGCTGCTTGGGAACATAATAGAGATTTCAGAACTATAGAATGGAATGATATAGGTTTAGAAGGAGGTGATGGTAAACTTTGGGATGCTCCTGATTTTACCTATGATGATGGTACAAGAAGTCGTTCAGTTCTATCAAGAATCACAGAATTAAATGAAGCACAACAAGCTGATGGACCTAAACTTTCTCCTCAAGAAGCTAATGAACAATTTGGATTAAATGGAATGCTTACTTTTGATAATGAAGTAACTAAAAGAGAAGCTGAAGTTTTATACGAAAGAAAATTAAGAGAAATGAAATTTCAATTAGTTGCTAGTCA